CGGCGGCGGCATCGGCGGCGATGCGGAGATCGTCGTTGAAGCTGGGGAGCCATACCGACCGCTGCCGGCCGCGGAGGGTGTAGAGGAACGACCGGAACGAAGCGTGAGCTTCCCGGCCGCGGATCGTCCAGTTGTGCGACTGCACGGCGAAGGCGCGGTTCGCGGGATCGACCCGGTAGCGGAGCCCGACGTCGGCGTCCTGTTCGTCGGTCAGCCGGGTATGCGTGAGCGTGATGTCCTGAATCCGGTTCGGCTCGCGCGTGAGCAGCGGCGACCCCTCGAACATGACCATGTCGTCCCCCAGCCCCTCGGGGTAGTCGTTGGCCTCGTTCGTCTGGAATAGCAGGACGCTCTCGCCCACGCGGGAGGTCAGCGACTTCAGCGACGTATCGGTCTGGATCGTGCAGCGACGCAGCGGGTAGACCTTCGTGCCGCGGAGCCAAGTATGCTCCAAGCCCTCCGTCAGCGTCAGCCCGTCCTCATCCTGCGCCGCGATCTTGACGACCTCCCAGCCGCGGGTGTCGAGATAGCAGATCGCGTAGCCGCCGTCCGTGAACTCGCGGAAGGTGTTGTCGAACGTCAGCCGGTTGTCGCCGACCACCGCGCCGTCCGTCAGCCGGGCTTGGTCGTGCCAGAGCGGGAAGAGCCATTCAAGGCTCCCGAGACGGTGCAGCACGAGATCAAGGTAGGTCCGGTCGTTCTGCGTCGGGTTGACCGTGATCTCGAAGCTGCGGCGCGGCGACGGGCGCATGGCTCGGCGCTGCTCGACCCCGGTCTCGGACGACAGAACGTCGGTCAGCCATTCGAGGCGTTCGAGAACGCCAGATCGCCAGTTCGGCCGGATCGTCCAGACCGGGAGATCGACTTGCATCTCAACCCTCCTGCAACAAGGTCTTCAGGAGCGGCACGTTGCGGCGTAGATGCGTCACGGTCACGTCCTCCCCTGCCGGCCCGGCCATCGCAGCCGCCACCTGATCGTCGCCGAACGCGAGAACCTGTCGCAGCCCCCGGCCGTTGCCGCCCTGCCGTGCCTTGGCCTGCGCGTCAAGCTGCTGCTGGCGCTCGGTCATGACCTTCTCGCCGTTCTGCAACACCGCGACCTGTTCGTCCGATCGCAGCCCGACAGCCGGCGTTCCCTCGTGATAGCGAGGCGCGTTGGCGACCGCCGCGGGCGAGATCGAGTAGCGCGTGGATCGCTGCTGGCCGCCGCTGTAGCTGCCGATGGTGCCGCCGTTGTGCTTCATGCCGGTGCTGTCCGCTCCGGTGATGCTGTTCGAGAACTTGAAGAAGGCGAGCAGCCCCGACACGAACCCGCCGGTCGCTTGGTCAACCGCCTTCAGGATCAAGGCTTGAATGATGAGCGTCGCCACCGTCTTGATCGTCTGCGCGATGAAGTCGAGCAGCGCGAGCCCGGCTTCCTTCAGCGCATCGCCCCACGACTCGGTGCCGGCAATCGCCCCGCCGAACGCATCGGTAACGCGGGTGATCCCGTCCACCACGTTCTGCGCGATGATCGACTGGATTCCCTCCTTCATCCGGGCGAACTCGGGGTTGACCCCCTGCACCTGTCCCTTGATGACTTCCAGCTTCGCGGCCAGTGCATCGTACTGTAGCAGGAGCGCCGGGTTGCCGGCCGCCGCCGCGCGAGCGGTTTCGAGCGTCGCCTGCGTGAGCGCGATCTGTTTGTTGATCGCCTCCGCGGACGCCGTGTAGGCCGCTGCGCTGCGCTTGCGCGCCTCGTCGTTGGTGATGAGCCCGAGTTCGTTGAGCGTGTTGTATTGCTCGACCAGATCGTTCCGCTCGGACAGGATTTGGTTAAGCGCGTTCTCCTGCCTCCCGAGGTTCGACTGCGCCGCCTTCGTCACGTCCGCCTGCGCGTCACCCGTCGAGCGTCCTTGGACGGACTGCATCTTCGAGATGAACGCCTGAAGCTCGGCGCTCGGCTTGGTGCCACCGATCTTCGTCGCGAAGTCCACCGCCGCCTGCGTGATGTCGGCGATCAGCGGCTCGAACTTGGCCGCGACTTGCTCGGTTTGCGTGATCGCCTCGGACCCGCTGATCTCGCCGCGCTGCGCCTTGTCTTCGATGTCGGCCAGAAGTTGCTTCCGCTGCGCGAGAACGTCGTTGACGTTGTCCTCGTACACCTTGAGCTTCGCCTGATTGGACAGAATCTCCTTGTTGGCGTCCAGCGTGTCGCGGTACTGCGCGATCGTCTGATTGCCGATCATGCCCTTGCCGCCGGTCAGCTTCGAGAAGTCCGCGAGCTTCCGGTAGAGCTTGTCGTACTCCTTGTTCACGGCATCGGTGGCCGCGGTCAACTGTTCCTGAAGCGAGCCGGCAGCGACCTTCGCCACCTTCGCGCCCATGGCGTCGAGCGCGGACTGAAGCTGTTCCTCCTGACTGTTGATCTTGTTCGCCAGCGTCTCGGCTTCACGCGCGGCCTTGTCGCGGGCGGTCTTCGCCTTCCGCGCTGCCGTGTCGCTCTTCCGCTTGTTCTCGGCGTCGATCTTCTCCTGCTCTTCGCCGACCGCGATGGCGACCAGTCGTGCCTCGTCGGCCGATCCATAGCCCTTGTTCTGCGCTTCACGCCGAGCCTTGATCCGGGCGTTCGCGATCCGGTCTTCCGCCTTGGCGGTCTTCCCCTTCGCCTTGGCCTCGCGCTCGGCGTCGTCAGCGGCCTTCGCACCTTCCGCCGTGGACGTCGGCCGGGTGACCGGCGCACCGCGCTTCTGGTTGCCGCGGAACTGCGGGATATTGCCCTTGTTCTGTACCGCTGCGATGCCGGCCGCCTGCGCGTCCACGCCGCGGAACCGTAGCAGGAGATAGTTCACACCGACCGCGAGATCGTTGATCTCCTGTTTCGTCGTCTGAAGGTAGCCCGAGAACGTGGTGGACAGGTAGGTGCCGAACGACGCCGCTGCCGCCTTCAAGTTGTTCCACGCCCCCGACCACGGGCCGTTCATCTTGTCGGCCGCGTCCTGATACTTCGACGTGAACTTGTCGAAGATCAACTGGCGCGCTTCGTCAGCCTTCCCGCTGTCGTACATCGCCTGAATCTGCGCGAGTTCGGCGTCGGTCAGGACGGGGTAGGTCTCGTTGAGCTTGGCGACAGCGTCGTAGCCCTGCGTCAGCGCCGCCGTCAGATCGTCCGACGCCGACTTCATGTCGGTGCCGGTGACCTCTGCGGCGTTCTTGACAGCGTCCGTGTACGCCCCGAGCCGGGTGGGGTCGAACCCGTTCTCATTGAGCCCGGCGACGATCGCCCGCGCGTCTTCCGCCTTCACGCCAAGCTCGGTCAGCTTGTCGATCGTGCCGCCGATCTGCTGCGCCGTGAGCGTACCCTGTTCGCCCAGCGACGCGACGTAACCCTTGGCCGTGTTGAGCCCGGCGCTGTCCTTGGTCGCCTGATCGAGCAGCACCACCGCCCCGACCACTACGCCGACGCCAGCGGCCACCGCGCCGAGCGGCAACAGCAAGGCCTTCAGCGCGGCAGCGTACTTCTGGACGCCACCGATCTGGAAGATTTGCGGACCCTGCTGCGCCAGCGTGATAAAGATCGACTGGCCCGAGGCAAGCTGCGTGAAAATGTCGTTGATCTGGTACGAGAGGTTGGTCGCGTCAGCCGGGGTAAGCCCGAACAGACCGCCCTTGCCGCCTTGCTTAGAAGTGACTTCCGTCTGCGCGGCTGCGGTCTCCCGTGCAGCCGCGGTCAGCCGCTTCTCGGCCTGCGCCAGATCGTTGACGTCTACGCCGGCCTTCTTCAGCGCCGTAGAGAGCGCCGCCGCCTTGGTCGCTTCCGCCTGCATGGCGTTGCCGGCCGCCTCTACCGCCGCTTCTGCGCGACGCAGCTTACCCGCGATCTCGTCCGCGTTCTCGCCGGGCTGATCGAGCGCCGCGGCAAGCGCCAACGCCTCGGTACGGGCCGCCTCGAACTTCGCGGTCGCCGCGTCGAGCGCCGCCTGCTGTTGACGATACCCGTCAACCTTACCGGCGACCGCGTTGATCCCGGCGGCGGCCGACTGAAGCTCGTTGTACGCGACGGCGAGTTCTGCCGCGGACTTGCGCCCGCCCTCGATCGACGCCGACGCCTGCGTGATGCTCGCCTCGATCGAATCGAGCGAACGGTTCACCGCGGCGGACGGGGCGAGGATGCGCGACAGGGAATCGCCAAGCCGCTGCGCGCCGGCCGCGACCTCGTCCTCCGCGACGCCGAACCGGGTGACGTCGGCCAGTGAAGCGTTCGCGTCAGCGGCGATCTTGCGGAAGGCGTTGACCTGATCGACCTTCGCGGCGGCGGCGGCCACGGCGTTGATCTCGCTTTCGAGCGCCACGTTGCCGGCGTAGAGTTCGGCCAGTGCGGCCTTCTGTCGGGCCTTGGCGAGAACGTCGGCGGACGCGGCTTCCCGCTGCGCGCTGGCCTGCGCCTGCTCGGCTTCGCGAAGCAACTCGACCCGGTTCTCGAACTGGCCGATGTAGTTGATCTGCTCCTGAAGGAGTGTGGACTTGCCCGCCAGATCGGCGAACTTGGAATCGTCCAGCTTCTGCGCGGCAGCGGCAGCGATCGACGTCCGGTAGTCGTCAGCGGCAGCACCGGCCACCGCCAGCCCGCGAGCGATCTCCTGCGACGTGTTGGCGATCGAGCGGAAAGCGTCGTTGACGTTCGCGACCGGGCCGATGATCCCCTCGATCTGCTCGCGGGTCTCGGCGGCTTCCTTGCGAACCTGATACAGCTTCTCGGCTGCGCCGGCACTCGCCCGGCCGGCGGCCTCCATGCTGTTGACGAGGCGCTTGCTGGGAGCCTCTGCACCCGCGACCTGTTCCTTCAGGTCCGCGAACTTCTTGGCCGCTGCGTCGGCCTTCTCCTGCGCCTTGTCGAGCGCGCGTTCCTGCGCGTTAAGCTGCGTCAGAAGCGAACGAGCGGTGCCGAGTTCGTCCTGCGCTGCCTTCAGTTCGCGGGTGGTGTCGCCCAGCTTCTCGAACGACGCCTCGGTCTTCTCCGTGGAGTTGACCAGTCCTTCCAGTTCGCCGCGAGCTTGCTTCACCGCCTTGCCGAGATCAGCGATAGGCCGGGTGGCCTTATCGGTCTCGGCCCGGAAGATCATCTCAATATCGCGACGCGAAAGACTACCCGCCATCTGACAAATCCTTCAGTGCCTTCTTCCACGCTGCGGCGGAAGACTTCGTGGTGCCGTGTACGGCGGCGTCCCTAGCGTAGTCGAGGATGGCTTGCGCCCTGACTTCGTTGTTTCGCCGCCTCTTGGTCGTCTCTACTTCGCTCCATACTCGGGCCAGCGGGTAACGCGATGCGTCGGCG